TGAAGAAGCTCATGGCCGCCCACGCCCTGTCGCCGTGCATCAAGCGCGGCGGTGACCTGCTCGACTGCGACGACCTGGTCCGCGCCGAGTTCCCCCACCTCTCCGCCGCCCTCGACGACGGCAGCCTCGACGAGGAGGAAATCATGCGGTCAGGTCCCCAGGAATGGGCGGGCACCTACGACCTCATCGACCTGGAGATCAGCCGCTCCGGTGATGGTCGCACCGTCATCGGTTTGGCCGCTGTGTGGGATTCCCCGGCCGAGGTCCACGACCCCCACGGCCACTACATGGAGTCCATCTCACGGTCGGCGTTCGACAAGACCATCCGCGAGCGCGGCGATCGCCCGTTCCCGGTCCTCTACAACCACGGCATGACCGTGGCCGGCACCCCCTCAGACATGTACTCGGTGCCGATCGGCCGCTCCCTCGAGGTCCGTGCCGACGCCAAGGGCCTGTACACGGTGTCCCGGTACAACGAGGGCCCCGACGCGGACCGTGTGCTTGAGGCGATCCGCAACGGGTCGATCAGCGCCCAGTCGTTCCGCGGCCCGGTGTACAAGTCGACCGGCACCCCTTCCCGTCGCCGTGGTGGTCCGCTGCCGTCGGTGACCCGCACCGAACTGGGCCTCACCGAGTACGGCCCCACCCCTTCGGCGGTGTACCGCGACGCCGCCATCTATGCCGTCCGATCCGGGAACAGTGCGCTCGCGACGCTCCTGTCTTCCGGGTTCGACCTGGACCACCTCCTCGAGTTGGCCCGCACGTCCACCACTCCCGATGAGGAGCCGGAGACGTACGCCACTTCCGACCCGGAAGCCGGCGCCGACGAGCCGGGCTACGACGCCCACTCCAGTCGGTTGTCAATCCGCCGCAACCGTATGCGCGCGGAAGCCATCCTGGAAGGAATCCTGTAGTGGCACGCAAGACCGCTGCTCAGCTCGGCAAGGAGATCGAAGTTCTCCGGTCCGAGATGTTGGAGCTCGACGCGATCGAAGACGCGGACGAGGACGAGCTGACCCGCTCGGACGAGATCCTCGCGGAGATCAAGGCCCTGAAGCCCGCGTATGACGCGGCCCTCGCCAAGGACAAGGACCGCGAGGTCGTCCGTTCCCTCGCACTCAACACCGGCACGACCGAGGGCGGCGACGGTGCGGTTGTCCGCAGCCGCCGCGGACCCGAGGTTCTGCGCCGGGCCGACCCGTACGACGGCCTCGACTCGATCCGCCGCGGCGGCATCGAGCCGGAGGAGATGGTGTCTCGCGCCCGGAACGCCATCGAGGCCGCACCGGAGCACATGACCGACAACGGCAAGCAGCGCGCCACCGAACTCGTCGAGCTCGGCAACAAGCACGCCCCGCTGATCGCCCGACACATCCTCCTGACCGGCTCCGCGAAGTACCACGAGGAGTTCCAGGAGTACGTGGCCTCCTACGGCCAGGTCACCGGCGAGGTCATGCGTACCGCCATGTCCCTCACCGCCGGCAACGGTGGCGTCATGGTCCCCATGACCCTCGACCCGACGATCATCCTGACCAACTCGGGTATCCAGGGGCCAATCCGGTCCATCGCCACCACGAAGACCATCGCGACGGACGACTGGAACGGTGTCACCTCAGCGGGTGTGACTGCTGAGTGGCTCGGTGAAGGTGTGCAGGCCGCAGACGCGTCCCCGACCTTCGTCCAGCCGACCATCACCCCGCGCAAGGCCGCGGCGTGGGTGTTCGGTTCGTACGAAATGCTCGCCGACTCCGGCTTCGCTTCGGAACTTGGCCCGCTGCTCGCCGACGCGAAGACGCGTCTCGAGGAGGCGGCGTTCGCCACCGGCAACACCGGTGCGAGCGTTCCCCGCGGCATCGTCGCCGCCGTCGCCGCGGTCACCGCTTCGCTGGTTTCTTCGGCGACGATCACGTCGTTCGTGGTCGGCGACGTGTACCGGGTCGCGGACGCACTCCGCCCCCGTGACGCGTCGCAGGCGTCGTGGATCGCCAACAAGACGATCTACTCGAAGATCCGCCAATTCGACACCTCGGGTTCGTCGGCGTTCTGGGCCAACCTCGGCATGGGTGTCCCGTCGGAACTGCTCGGCCAACCCCAGTACGAGTGCTCCACCATGGGCGCCGTCATCACCACGTCCGCGAACATCCTGCTCGCCGGCGACTTCAAGAAGTACTACATCGTCGACCGGGTGGGCATGTCGGTCCTCTACGAGCCGATGGTCAAGTCCACCAACGCCGGCCGTCCCACTGGTCAGGCAGGGTGGTTTGCGTTCTGGCGCGTGGGCGCGGATGTAGTCGACGTCGACGCCTTCCGCATGCTCCAGCTCCACACCACGCCGGGCTTCACCGCGCTCGGCTAACCAACACATCGCCCCCCAGTAGCTCTGGGGGGAAGGGACCCCCCGATGCCAGGTCGTCGGGGGGTTCCGCCTACCTGGAGGAAATTCGATGACTGAGCAAGACGGCGTGGTCGTTTCGTGGGTGCGCCCCTCGTTGGTGAACGGCAACTTCATGGAGTCCGTTCTGAACCTGATCTACTTCGACCGGGACAACCACAACCGGTTGGAGCCGGGCCGTGGTGGGGTCATTTCGCAGGTGTCGTCGGCGAACATTTCGTCCGCCCGGAACACGATCTGCTTCGAGTTCCTCACAAACCACACGGCCCCGTGGCTGCTGATGTTGGACACGGACATGACGTTCAACCCGGACCTCATCGAGGCCCTGTTGGAGCACGCCGACCCGGAGACGGCGCCGATCGTCGGCGGGTTGTGCTTCTCGATGGACAACGACGGCAAACTCTTCCCCACCTTGTATGACGTGACGGGGTCGGAGGACTGCCCGGAGTTTGTGCGGTACCACGAGTGGAAGCCGGACAGCATGTTCCAGGTGTTCGGGACTGGTGCGGCTTGCCTGTTGATTCACCGCAACGCGCTTCGGAAGATCCGCGACTTCAAGCACCCTGACAAGCCGCAGGTCGGGTTTTCGCAGGCGTTCCCGTGGTTCCAGGAGACGGATTTTTACGGCCGGGCGATGGGTGAGGACATCACGTTCTGCCTCCGCGCGGGCCGGGCAGGTTTGCCGGTGTTCGTGAACACCGCCGTGCAGTTGGGTCACATCAAGCAGTTCGAGCTGAACTTTGAGCACTTCGCCGGCCAGCGGGCGTTGGAAGAGGCTCAGGCTTTGGCGGCTGCTGGTGAGTGACATCGCCGTGGTGGTGCCGGTGTTGAACCGGCCGCAACGCGCTGAGCCGTTCATGGCGTCGCTGCGGGAAACCACCGACCGGGCCACCGTGTACGCGGTGGTGAACGAGGCGGACAACCTGACGTGGGCGACGTGGTTGCAGGCCAAGGCGAACGTGCGCCTTACCCGGCTGACAACGTTCGCGGAGAAGGTGAACTACGCCTACAACCTCACCGATGAGGCTTGGGTGTTCCTTGTCGGTGACGATGTGGTGTTCCACCCCGGCTGGGCGGACGAAGCGATCCGCGTCTCTGAGGAGACCGGCGCGCAGGTGGTTGGGGTTAACGACCTCGCCAATCCCCGCACCCAGCAGGGCACCCACGCCCCCCACCTCCTGATCTCGCGGCAGTACATCGCGGAGCAGGGCGCGTCGTGGGACGGGCCCGGAGTGGTGTGCCACGAGGGCTACCGGCACATGTTCGTCGACGACGAGATCGTGACCGTGGCTAAGCAGCGGGGAACGTTCGCCGTCGCGAAGGACGCGGTGGTGGAGCACCTCCACCCGGCGGTGGGTAAGGCCGAGGTCGACTCGACGTACCGGCTGGGTTGGTCGTTCGCCGACCTGGACAAGTCCCGGTTCGCTGAGCGGATGCGGGAGTTCCAGCTGTGATCCGCCTCGCGTGGCGCGACGTCGCCCCCGGTGACGGGCCAACCATCAGCACCTCCCTGACCCAGGCCGAGACGGACGAACTCCGGCGGTTGGCGAAGAAGGGGAAGACGGTCCTCGAGGTCGGCTCAGCCTTCGGCTACTCGGCAATCTCCATGGCCCTCGCCGGCGCCCGGGTGGTCGCGGTCGACCCGCACCAGTGGTTGAACTCGCTCGGAATAATGGCCTCGAACGTCGACGACTACAACGTGTCCGACAAGGTTGAGATCCGGATCGCCGACTCGCGGCAAATCATGCCCACATTGGTGGCGTTGGGTCAGAAGTTCGGGCTCGTGTGGATCGACGGCGACCACGAAGCCTCCGCTGTCGCCCATGACGTTGAGTGGGCGCGGAAGCTCCTCAAACCGACTGGGACGCTGGCCGTACACGACTACGACGAAGCCACCTGCCCCGGCGTGCGGCAGGCCCTCGACGCGTGGAAGGTCCCACCGCGACTGGTGGACACCCTCGCCGTTTACGGGCCCGGTGAGTGGTGAAAGCCGCTGTTGTCGGTGGGGGCGTGTTCGGCGCCACCGCCGCCGTTGAGCTCGCCCGCGCCGGCGCGAAGGTGGACCTGTTCGACCAGGCCAACGACATCCTCACCGGGGCAACCGCCCGGTGCCAGGCGCGACTCCACCACGGCTACCACTACCCGCGCAGCGACACCACCGCCGCAGCGGCGCGGGACGCCGCCCCAAGGTTCGCCGACCGGTTCCGGGGTGCTGTCCTCCGCGGGCGCCACCACTACGTGATCGCCGACGACAGCAAAGTCCCGGCCGCGGACTACCTTGCCTTCTGCGATCGTCTCGGCTTGCCCTACGAACTCGTCGACCACCCGCAAGTCCGGGGCACGTGCCTGCGGGTCCAGGAAGCGTTCATCGACGTCAACGCCCTACGCCGACAGTTGCGGGCGGAACTCCACCAGCGCGGGGTCAACGTGCACCTCGGCCAACGGGTCGAACCCGGCCCGCAGTCGGGCTACGACCTGACGGTGATGGCCACGTACGGCCAACCGTGGCTCCGGCCACTGCGGTACGAGGTGTGTGAGGTCGCACTCGTCCAGCTCGGCAGGTACGGGGCTGGTGAGTCGTTCGTGGTCGTGGACGGGGACTTCGTTTCCCTCGACCCGATGGGTCACGGCCACGCCCTGTACGACGTCCACCACTCGGTGCACGCGTCGAACGTCGGCTACGCCCCGGACATCCCGACCCCGTACGCAGACCTCCTGACCCGCCTCGGCCCGGCCCACACCCCGCTGAGCCGGTTCGAAGACATGACCACCAGTGCTAGCCGGTTCCTGCGCGGGATCGAGCCCGGTGGGCAAGGGGTGAGCATCTACGCCGGTTCGTTGTTCAGCGTCCGCGCGGTCCTGCCCGATGTGGACGCCACCGACGAACGCCCAACCCTTGTCGAGCGTGACGGGGACACGGTGTGGGTGCTGTCGGGGAAGATCTGCACCGCCCTCGACGCGGCGCAGCGGGTTGCTGAGATGGCGTCGGTGGCGGCGTGAAACTCTCCGTCATCACCCCAACGTGGCAACGCCACGACCTGCTCATCGGCCGGTGCATCCCGTCTGTCGCCGCCCAAACCGTCACCGTCGAACACGTCGTCGTGTCGGACGGGCCAGACCCGGAACTGCGGGATCGCCTCGCCGGCCTGGACGTGGTCTACGTCGAAGTGGCTGAGCACGCCGACGACCCGTGCAACTACGGGGCGAGGGCCCGCAACCGGGGCCTCGAGGTGGCCAGCGGGGACCTGATCGCCTACCTCGACGACGACAACGCCTTCCGCCCGCAGCATGTGGAGACGTTGGCCGCGGCGCTTGACGCCAACCCGGACCGGGACTTCGGGTACACCCGGATGTACCGGCACGGCATCAACGACGAAGTTGGCGGGGAACCACCCGCCCACGGGCTAATTGACTCGTCGATCCTCATGCAACGCCGCGACACACACCTCCGGTTCGGCCTGTGGCCTGTACCCGCCCCGTACCACGTGGACTGGGAACTGGTGAGGACCTGGCTTGAGGGCGGGGCGACGTGGGTGTTCGTGCCCGAGGTGACCGTCGACTACTACCCGAAGGGCTGAGCGATGATCTCCTGGATTGTCGCCTCCCACCGGCAAGACGTCCTGCAAGAGAACCTGCTCGACACCTTGGACCTCGGCGACGACGAACTGATTGTTGTCGAAGGCGCCCCGTCGATCACCGCCGCGTACGCCGAAGGCCAAGCCAAAGCGTCACACCCGGTGCGGTGCTACATCCACCACGACGTGCAGGTCTGCGACACAGCCAAACTCCGAACCCAACTCGTTGAGGCTTGCGCCCGGGCGGGGATGGTCGGGGTCATCGGGTCACGGGATCCGGTGATGCCGTGGTGGGACGGGGACAAACTCGGCTCTGTCGTGGACCTCCGCGCTGGGGTGCTGCACTTCGGTGCAGGTGGGGACTGCTCCATTCTCGACGGCCTCCTGTTGGCCACGTCGCAGACCGTGGACTGGGACCTTGAGGCCCCGGGCTTCCACGGCTACGACCACGACTCGTGCCGTCAGATGCTCGCCCGCGGTTTCACGAACTTCTGCCTCACGAACGGGCACCAGTTGGTGCGGCACAACACCGCTGGTTCGTTCAGCATTGACCAACTCCCCGGCTGGGCTGAGGCCGTGAACCACTACCAGACCAAGTGGGGGCGTCATGGCCTTGGGTGATCTTTACGCCACGTCGGATCAGTTGAAGGACTACATCGGCCAGGCCGCGGCGGACAGCACGAACAACTCCCGGATCACCGACGCGCTGACGTCTTCGTCGAGGTCGATTGAGAAGTACTGCCACCGCCAGTTCAACCTCGCCTCCTCGGCGACAGCCCGGGTGTTCTACCCGGACTCGTCGAAGTTCACGTTCGTCGACGACTTCGCCACCACAGTCGGGCTGGTCATCAAGACCGACACAAACGGCGACGGCACGTTTGAGACGACGTGGGCGGCAGCGGACTATCAACTCGAGCCGTTGAACGGTGTCGTCGATGGCGAGACGGGCTGGCCGTACTGGAAGATCCGCGCGGTCGGGAGCAACAGCTTCCCCTGCGTCACCTCGAGCCAACTGGCCCCGCTGCAGGTGACTGCTTCGTGGGGGTGGGCGGCGGTTCCGGCGGACGTGAAGCAGTCGTGCCTGATCCTGGGGTCGAGCTACTTCCGGCTCGCCGGCGCACAGTTCGGCCTCGCGGGAATGGATCAGTTCGGGCCAATCCGGGTCAAGGCTATGCCGCAGGTTGCCGAGCTCCTCGGCCCGTACGTGCGTGAGCCGGTGCTCTGTGGCTGACATTTCCGCGATCGCCGACGCGATCGCCACGAGGGTCAGGACGATCACCGCCCTGACCAACCGCACCTCGGCGTTCGGCAAGGACTTCGCCGACCCGCCGTGGGCGATCGTCGTCCCCTCCCCGGGTGACTTCATCACGTTCGACAGCTCCATGGCGCGAGGATCCGACGACCTGACGTTCATCATCAAGGTGGTCGTGTTGGCGGGGGATGACCGGGCCAGTCAGGACGCGCTCACCACCTACCTCGACACCTCCGGTTCCGGCTCGATCAAGGCCGCGGTCGACGGGACCCTCGGCGGGGTGGTCAGTTTCGCCACGGTCACGGCAGCCCGCAACTACGGCGAGGTGCAGTGGGCCGGCGTGCAGTACAACGGCTGCGAGTTTGTGGTTGAGGTGAGCCTGTGAGGTGGGTTGTCGCCCACCCCGGGCCGTCGTTCTCTGTGGCCGACGTTTACACCGGCTGGGTTGAGGGTTTGCGCGCGTGCGGGCAGAAGGTCATCGAGTTCAATCTGGACGACCGGTTGACGTTCTACGGGTCGGCGATCAAACAGACCGGCGATCACGAGTTCCAGACGTACCTGACCGGGGACCAGGCGTACGAGATGGCCACCAACGGCCTGTACGCAACCCTGTACCAGGCCCGCCCGGATGTCCTGCTGGTGGTGTCGGGGTTCTTCCTGCCCCCGAAGATGTTGGACCGGGTGAAACGCAACGGCACCCGGGTGGTGGTGCTGCACACGGAAAGTCCGTACGAGGACGACCGGCAACTTGAGGTTGCGGCCCACGCGGACCTGAACCTCATCAACGACCCGACGAACCTGGAACGGTTCCAGGCGGTCGCCCCGACGATGTACATGCCGCACGCCTACCGGCCGGCCGTGCATTCCCCGGGTCCGTCGCTGCCGGGGCTTGAGTGCGATCTGGCGTTCGTGGGTACGGGGTTCCCGTCGCGGGTGGCGTTCTTCGAGGCGATGGACCTCGAGGGGTTGGATGTGCTCCTGGCCGGGACGTGGATGGCCACCCCGGAGTCTTCTCCGTTGCGGAAGTTCATCGGCACCGACGTGGACCAGTGCTTGGAGAACGCCGACGCCGTTCCCCTGTACCGGTCGGCGCGGTGCGGGATCAACCTGTATCGGCGTGAGGCTGAGCGGCCCGAACTGTCGGCTGGTTGGGCGCTCGGACCGAGGGAGATCGAAATGGCCGCGTGCGGCCTGTTCTTTCTCCGCGACCCCCGCGGGGAGGGCGACGAGGTGCTGGACATGTTGCCCACGTTCACGTCCCCCGCCGAGGCGTCGGACCTTCTGCGGTACTGGCTGGCGCGCCCGGATGAGCGCGCCGTGTTGGCGCGCAAGGCGCACGAGGCGATCGCGGATCGCACTTTCGACAACCATGCGGGCGCAATCGTGCGCCTGCTGGACAGTTAAGGAGAGTCACCGGTGAGCAGAATCGCGGGCCGCAATGGCCGGATCTACCTAGGTCTGTCGTCGGCCGGCGTTGCCGAGCCGGTGGCCTACCAGGCGGACTGGGCGATCAGTCACAAGACCACGAAGATCGACGTCACCGCGATGGGTGACACCACGAAGGTGAACCTTTCTGGTTTGCCGGAGGCCAACGGCACGTTCGCCGGCTTCTACGACGACGCGTCTGTGCAGACGTACACCGCGGCGGTTGACGGCATCGCGCGCAGGTTCTACCTGTACCCGAACCTTGCCACCCCGACCCAGTACTGGTGGGGCACGGTCGTGGTCGACATGGACATCGACGCGTCGGTGGACGGCCCGGTGAAGGTTTCCGCGTCGTGGTCTGGCGCTACCCCGGTAATCAAGCAGGGCTGATGTCTAGCCGGGTTACCGGCCAGGTGGGGTTGCGCCTGGTCGAGGTGAAACTGGCGAAGCTCCCCGCCGACCTTGCGGTGCGGGTGGACAAGGAGCTGCAGAAGGTGGCCCCGGATGTGTCGTTGGCGATCCGCTCCGAGGTCCCAACGCACGTCCCTCGCCGTAACGGTTACGCCGCTGTTCTGTCCGCTGCGATGCGGTTCAGGTGGGTGCTTAAGGCCGGCGGTAAGGGCATGACGGGCAAGGTGTGGGCGGACGGGGCGAAGGACCGCCGGCAGCTGCCCGGCATCGACATGCGGGGCGTCCTGCGTCACCCGGTGTTCGGTAACCGGAACGTGTGGAGGGACCAGACCCGGGGCGTTCAACGGGACCTCGTCGCCGACGGGCTCCACAGGGCAGAGCCGCTGATCGTGCGGGCCATCGAGAAGGCCGCCGGCAAGGCGGCCGACAACGTCGTGAGGTGATGGGTTGCAGAAGCTACGACTGTCGGACGCCGACCGGACCCGGTTCGGTTGTGAGGAGTGGTTGGAGTCCCCGGACTCCTTGTCCACGCAGGACGCTGAGGCGGTCGAAGCCGAGGGCGGCGACCCGTGGCTGTTCTGGTCGCTGGCGAAGCCCAAGCCGCCCACGGCCGCGCTGCGGCTGATGGTGTGGTTGGCCCTCCGCAAGGCCGGCGTCACCGTCCCGTTGGCGGAGTGCCACTTCGACCTGAGCGACTTCCAGGTGAACCGGGAACCGGGAAAAGCGCCATCCGCGAGAAGCGGATCGCGTACACGTCCCGCATCTGCCGCTACGTCTACCCCGCGCTCACGCCGCAAGGCGTAGCCGACCTCGACTTCGACCTGTTCGAGGAAGCCTGCGCCATCGTCGACGCCCGCGAGAGGGAGTGACCCGTGGCTGACAAAGACGTCCGCATTGACATCACGGTCGACTCGGACATTCGTGGGGCGGCGAAGGCCGCGAAGGCGGTTGAAGAGGTCCGCAAGGAGTCCGACAAACTCGACGGGTCGTTCAAGAAGTCGGGCACCAGCGCGAAGAAGCTCACCCAAGAGCTGAAAGAGTTGCAGACTCAGCGCCGCAGTCTGGCCGAGAAGATCGGCTCTGGCGACGCGGACGCCGACGACCGTAGGGAGTTCAACCGGATCAACCAGCGGATCGGCTGGTTGAAGAAGCTCCGCGCCGCGACCCGGGTTGCGGACAAGACCGGCGAGAACGCGATGGGGTCCGCGCTCGACATGGGCGGCGAGGGCATGAAGCCCCGCAACGCCGGCATCGCCGGGGTGGTCGCGGCGGGAGTCGTGGGCTCCCCAGCATGGGGCGCCCTGCTCGCCGGCATGCTGTCGGGCACCGTTGTTGGTGTCGCGATGGCCGGCGGCATCCTGTCGGCGATCAAGGAACCCTCGGTCAAGGCGGCGGCCAGCGGATTCGGCAGTGAGATCTCGAAGGAGTTCTTCTCCGGCGGGAAGACTTTCGCTGGCCCGGTCATCGAATCGCTCGGCATTCTGCAGCGGGACTTCCAGAGCTTGAACCTGGGTGACGCGTTCGCCAAGACCGCCCCGTTCGTGACGACCCTCGCACGGGGCATTGGCGACCTGGCGAAGAACATGATGCCCGGGTTCAACAAGCTGCTCGAGAAGGCCGGCCCGTACACGGAGGTGTTCGCCCAAGGGCTGGCTGGGTTGGGTACGGCCCTTGGCTCGTTCATGGATGACGTGTCCGCCTCACCCGGTGCCCTGCAGGGGTTGTATGGCGGTCTTGCGCTGCTCAACGGAACCATCATCGTCCTCGGCCGGACCTTGTACGGGTTGTCGGAGGCGTTCTCGTGGATCATTCAGAAGAACGCCGAATGGACCGGTGTGGCGGAGGACATTCCGCTGATCGGTGGGTTGTTCTCTGGTCTGAACGACGTCATGGAGAACGTGGCCGGCTCGGCTAACATCGCGGCGGTCAGCACTGAACGCTACGGCTACTCGTCCGTCATGGCGACTAGCGGCGCGAAGGGCCTCGCTGCGGCGCTCAAGGCCACCAACGACGCGTTCAAGGACTACTACGGCATCCAAGCTTCCGTCGACGACACGACGATCGCGGCGAACATGTCCCTGCTGGAGTTGAAGAAGACGCTGCAGGAGAACAAAGGGCATTGGGAGGACAACACCCAGGCCGGGTTGGAGAACCAGCAGCAGCTCCGTTCCACGGTGGACGCGTTGAAGGCGAAGCGCGACGCCGCGGTTGAAGCCGCTGGCGATGATGCGGCGGCGATCGTGAAGGCCAACCGCGAGTACGACAAGGCCATCCGGAAGATCAAGGAGATGGCCACCAACGCGGGGATCACCGAGGAGAAGTTCAACGACCTCGCCGGCACGTACACGATCACGTTCTTCCTACAACAGAAGGCCGGCGCGGAGGTTGTGGCGTGGTCAACGCTGCGCAACATCGAACGGACGTCGGGCGGCGGGAAGGCCAAGCAGGGCTCTGCCAGCGGCCTCGGGTACCAGGGCTTCGCGAGCGGTGGCACCACTCCGGCGAACACGCCGTTCTGGGTTGGCGAGAACGGCCCCGAGCTTAGGTTCTCCGACCGGCAGCAGTACGTCGCCACTGCCGCGCAGTCCAACGCCATGCGGTCGGGTGGCGGCGGTGGGACCCAGCACGTGGATCTGACGCTGCGGGTTGTCCACGCAACCCCCGACGGTCGGGTGCTGCGGACTGAGTTGATCAATGACGCCCTGAACCGCGGGCAGTCGGAGGATCTCGTTTCGGCGGCGTACCCGTGACCTGGTCGTCGATCTGCACCACCCGGGTCATGGCGTACATGAACAGCGCGTGGGTGGACATCACCGCCTACGTGCTCGTCCAGGGGCAGGGGCAAGGGCTTGACGGGTCGATTGGCCGGGCGAACGAACTGAACCAGATCAACGCCAGCAACCTTTCCCTGGTCTTGAAGAACAACGACGGCCGCTTCACTCCCGACAACCCGGCGGGCGCCTACTACCCGTACTGGAAGAGTGGCGTCCAGATCATGTGGACGGAGACGATCGGGGCGAAGACGTTCCGGTTCCCCGACATGTGGGTGGAGGTGCCCGAGGTTGCGCTGACCTTCGAGGTTCAGGACGCGCCGGAGGTGACCGACCGGGTCCTCCGGGTCGGTTGCATCGACCGGAAGACCCGGCTTGATCGGGCGCCCCGGTTCCCGTCGGTCCTGGCGGCCCATATCACCAGCAGTTCCAGCGCCCTGGCTGGGCACTGGACGTTTACGGAACCCGCCGGGTCGCGGCGGATTGCGTGCGTGCGCGGTAATCCGGTGAACGCGTTGGCGCCGGAGAAGTACGGAACGACCATCCCCGCCGCCCTTGACAACGACGTTTTCAGCTTCGCCACAATCGAGGGCCCGACGGGGGATGACGCGCGGTATCCGCTGTGGGACTCTGCTGCCGGGGTGGCGACGAGTCCGACGCGTCGGGTGACGTGGGCCAAGCACAGTTTCGTTGGCGCCACGACGACCGGTGCGACGATGATCGCCCTGTCGGCGTGGGTCTACTTCCCGTCCTCTCTCGGCTCGATCGACGCCACATCCATAGCGTTTGTGGCCGGCACGACGATCCTGCAGATTTTCCAGACGGCCGGTGTCTGGGGGATCTTTTCGACTCTCCCCGGCGGGGCGGGCACCCCCATCACTGACACGAGCGTGAAGTTCGGCCAGTGGGCGCTCGTCACCGCGCACGTTGACACGGTCGACAACGTGACGTCCATGTGGATCGACGAAATGGTCTTCACCGCAGCCACCACCGGCGCCCCTTCTGGTGCCGTGGATGAAGTCACGGTGACCGGCCCGCAGGCCGGATCCATTGGCCACGTGCAGCTCTACATCGGGGCGTCCGGGGACTTCACCCGCGACGACCACCTCGCCCAGTTCCGCCTCGGTCGGGACGGGTTGTACGGGCAGACCGTCGACCAACGGATTCGGACGATCTGCAACTACGCCGGGGTCAGTGACGCCAACCTCGACCTTGAGCCGTCTGACCCGGTGATGCCCCACGCCCGGTTCGCCGGCCAGCGCCCCGGTTCTCTCGCCTCCACCGCCGCCGTGACCGGCGGGGGAATCCTCTTCACCCGTGAGTCTGAGTTGGTCTACCAGGACCGCAAGCACCGCTTCGATCTGTAGGGAGTCGCATGGCTATCGGGTCCGTCAACCAGCTCATCGCCGGCCAGCTGCGGCCGTTCTCGTGGCGCAAAGCCGCCTTCACCGGCGAAGCGGCAGGGGAGCAGTTCTCCACGTTCTTCACCGCGGGATTCCCCGGTGCGGCTGTCGCCCCGACAAGCCTGAACGGCGCCGCCCTCACCTCGTACGCCGGGCAGATCCCCTTCCCCGCCGCGGTCAGTGGTGACTATGTGGAGCTGAGCGAGTTCTCCGCCACCCAGGGCGGGTCGGTCGGCGGGGTGTGGCTGATGGACCGCCTGTGGCACAACGGCACCATCTCCTCCACCACCACCACGAACCAGGCCATCACCCACCCCGGTCTCCCGGCAAGGGACCGGTCGGGCTCGTCCAACGGCGACGGGGTGTTCCTCGGCATCGAGGTGTCCACCGCCACGGGCAACGGTTCGGCGGTCACGAACATGACCGCCACCTACACCGACTCGGACGGCAACGGCAGCCTCACCGCCACCGTCACGTCGTTCCCGGCTACCGCTGTCGCGGGGACGTTCGTCCCGTTCAACCTCGCCGCCGGCGACACTGGGATCCGGTCGGTGCAGGGCCTCACCCTCGGCACGTCCCTCGTGTCGGGGACGGTTCACCTCGTCATGTACCGGCCCATCGCCTACGTCCCCCTCGCGGTCGCTGGGGTGGGGGCCGACATGAAGCCGGGCCTGCGGCGGATGTGGGACAACTCGGTGCCGTTCATCGTGCTCGACCTGACGGGCACCTCCGGCGGGGTCACCGCCGGCATGCTCGGATTCACCCAGGGCTGATGGGCTTCGGGGTCTGGGCTCCGGCCCTACCGCTGGTGCCGTTCGAGGACCTGTTCGCCCTGCCCTCATTCACCTCGGACGAGAGCAACCAAGCCCTCGCCCAGGACTGGTACCTGTCCGGGCTCAGCGCCCCCGAGGCGGTCGAGATCCCGTGGACCTGGATCTCCGGCCCGCTTCGGTTCCGGCAGGACAAGGCCATCACCTACGCCGCCGTCACCGCCACACGCGGGTCGGCGGTGTCCGTGGTGGAGTCCGACGAGCAGCTCGACTTCTCCGCCTCCCTGGACACGGTGAACGTGGTCGACGCGGGCAACCTGGCCCACTTCATCACCACCTACTACGACACCCCCCGGACCCGGATCGCCGCCCTGAAACTGATCCTGAACATCCGCACGGTGACGGAGATCTGGACCATCCTCGGCGTCGGGGTCGGCACAAGGATCACCATCACCGACACCCCCGTGGGTTGGCCGGACGGGGCCGGGTCCCTTGTGGTCGAGGGCATCAAGCATTCCTCGTCCGATGCGACTCTCCGCACCGTCGAATGGTCCACGTCGCCCCTCGTCGGGGAGACCGTGGGCGAGGTTGGTCCGTTCTTCCGCGTCGGCGCATCCGCGCTTGGCGGCACCGATTTGCTGCCCTGGTAGGAGGAAGACGTTGGCGCTCAGCATCCCCCCCGACTTCACGGATGGCATCCTCACCGCGGCGAAGCTCCAGCAGTTGTCCGACGCGATCAGCCAGCGCGCCCCGCTGGCCGCACGGGTCACATCAACCCAGAACCTTGCCACCGGAACAACGACCCTGGCGAGCGTCAACGAACTGGTGGTCGTGCCGTCGATCAACGGGGTCTACATCGCGGACCTGACGATCGTTGCCACTCTTGCGGCCGGCACGACTGAGGACATCAAGATCGGACTGACGTTCCCGACGGGCGCCACGGTCGCCGGCGGGGTGTTGGGCGGTACCGCGGCGGGTGTCACCGGTTCCTCGTCCACCGATCTGGCTATCAACGCCACGGCCGGTTGGTCTTCCGGTGTGTCGGCCATTCCCATCGGCCTGTCGACGTCCCCGACGTTGTCGAAGTTCTGGCTCATCCTCGTGATGGGGTCGACGGCCGGCAACTTCCAGGTGCAGGCGGCGCAGAACACGGGCGGCGCGAACGTCGTCTCGGTCAACGTCGGCTCGACCTTGACCCTGACGCAGGTGGCGTGATGCCCCGCTGGACTGACCTCGCCGAGTGGCGGGGTCCAACCCAGAACCAAGGCCCGGCCATGGTCGAGCAGCGGGGCATGGTCATCCACATCGCGGCTGGCTACTTCCTCGGGACCATTGCGTGGCAGAAGGGCCCCGACAACGACGTGTCCTCGAACTTCGTCGTGGCCGGTCCGCGCGACGTGAAGTACGGCATCCGTGACGGGCAGATCGCCCAGGTGGTCGACACGTCGATGGCGGCCTGGACGCAGCGGGCAGGGAATGGGCACTGGGACAGCGTTGAGTGTTCGGGGTTCGTCGGCGACTCGCTCAGTGCGGCGCAGATGGAGTCCATTGCGCAGCTGTTCGCCCGCGGCCACCGCGAGCACGGGTGGCGGCTGAGCATCGCCACCGACCCGAACGGGTACGGCCTCGGCCATCACTCGATGGGCACCAACGGGCCGACCGACGACTGGACCGGTCCACAGTGGGGGCACGAGTTGTGCCCCGGACCGAAGATCATCGCGCAGAAGCCGGCCATCTTGGCTAGGGCTATCCAGATTGTCAACGGAGGCGGCGACGACATGACACCGATTCAAGAGTTCACGCTGCACATCATGAACTACCGTCTGAACGGCCTGGTGCAGATGCTCGACCCGATCGTCATTCCGGCGTTCAAGTCGACGGACGGGACGCTCATCCGGCCCTCGACGAGCGAGGTCAACCACCAGGCGCAGGCCATCCGGGGTATCCCCACAACCTCTCTGCCGGTCGACGTCGACGAGGCGGCTATCGCCGCTGAGGTGGTGGCGCAGATCGACGTGCCGACCGCGGCCGAGAACGCTGACGCGGTTCTCGACGCCGAAGCCGCGCGCCTGGCGGACTGAGCGTGATGCCCGCCCCCGACGATGACATGTCCATCCGGGAGATAGCCCGGACGATCGCGGACTTCCGGCAGGAGTTCCGCACCCAACTCGGCCACCTCTTGCGGGCCGATGTCTACGCGGCGCAGCAGGCGTTGGTGGAGCAGCGTCTCGCGTCGCTGGAGAAGGATCGCGACACCGCCGAAGCGAGAGCGGACAGCACCCGGAAGATCGCGCTGACGGCCGTGTTCGGTGCGGTCGGGACCATCGTCACCGCGCTCCTGCTTATCGCATTGAGATAGGAGACCGACGTGAACCTGAGCGACCGCCTGGTCTCGCGCATCCGCACCCTCGTGCCGGCTCTCGTCGGCATCGCGGCTGGCTGGATCGCGGCGAAGACCGGCATCGTCATCGCCCCCGAAGACACCGCGCTCGTGGTCGGCCTCGTCATGGCCGGCTACTACGAACTTGTCCGCCGCCTTGAGGAGAGGTGGCCGGCGCTGGGCTGGCTGCTCGGTGCAGCTACGGAGCCGACGTACGGCGTCCAGCCAACCGTTTCATCGTCGGTCACCGACTATCACGACAACGGTTCGATCAAGCAGATCCAGTCCGTGATGACGTGGCCGCTGGGACCCGACCAAGGGAAGACGAAGTGACTGAGCACGAGATTCGGTCGCACCGGCGGCCGAGTAGACAGGTAGAGCTGACCCGCACGCAGAAGATCGCGACCCTCGCCATCGTGGTGGGGGTCGTTCTTGGCGTTGGTGGCACCGCGTGGGCGCTGTCCACGGGCGACCCAGCTGACTGCGTTGGCGGAGTCCCAACCGTCGACGACCAGGGCGTGACACACCTCGGCATCGACTGCACCTTCGCCGCGCCCATGGTCACCGTGACGGTCCCCGGCCCCACCGTCACCGTGCCGGGCCCGACTGAGACCGTCACCGAGACAGTGACGTTGCCAGGGTCTACCCGGACGGTCACGGAAACCATCACTGTGACGCCGACCCGGCCGCCCACGACCACGCCGCCGGCAACAACCCCGCCGCCCACGACTCCGCCGAGCTCGGGCTGGCCGAACGCGGCCAACACCGGCGTGCCGGCGGCGACTGTGCTCACGCCCTGGACGGGGTCCTGCACCATCTCGACCGCGCAGACCATCACCGGCCGGTCCTTCGCCTGCGACGTGACCATCGGCGCCGCTGTGAACTTCGTCAACAGCCGCATCAACGGCACGGTGACCGTGAACTCGGGCAGCCTCCGCATGACCGACTCCGAGGTGCACGGCACACCGGGTGCTACCCGCCAGGTGACGTCAGTCGGGTCGGAGAACCTGACCCTGTTGCGGGTTGAGGTGACCGGTGGGAACCGGGGTATCAACTGCGACTCGAACTGCGACATCCGCGATTCGTGGATCCACGGCCAGAAGATCAAGGACGCGTGGCACGCCTCGGCGGTACGGATGAGCCAAGGCTTGACGCTGATCCACAACACTCTCGTCTGCGACGCCCCGGTCCAGCCCAACCCGGAAGGGTCCTGCTCGGCCAGCCTCACCGGCTACGGCGACTTCGCGGCGGTGCGGGACAACCTGATCCAGGGCAACTACTTCCCGCCCACGACCTACGCGGCGGCGTGCGCCTACGGTGGTTCGTCCAAGGGCAAGCCGTACAGCTCGCAGACGGCCAACATCCGGTTCATCGGGAACACGTTCGGGCAGGGCACGACGTCGGCCAATCGGGAGTGCGCCCTCTACGGGCCGATCATGGACTACGACAAGTCCCGGCCCGGCAACGTCTGGTCCGGGAATACGTGGGTTAGTGGCGCGGTCATTCCGGTTCCCGCCTACTGACGTAGCGGGTAACCCCCGGACCTGCGTCGGGTAATACCCGAGCGGGTGCTTCCGAAATGGCCACACCCGGTGCACACTGACAACGCAACCCTGAGAAGTTGTAGCAGCCAGGACCTCGATCCAGGCGCACAAACGAAAACGGCCCCGGTCACCGAACCCACTGGAACTGGGTTCGGCGGCCGGGGCCGATTCGTGCGTGCTACCTCAGACCTTCGGTGCGCGCTCCGTAAGAACGCGCCCCGTCAACGGGCTGACGACCTCGCGGTCGATTGCCGGTCCAACCCGGCTCGGCTGCTTGCGCGCCGGACGGTTCCGCTGCGGCGCCGGACTAACCGGCGCCTCAGGCAGGTCCGGGCTGGCCGCGTCATCGGCGGTCACCTCGGTTACGGTCGCCTGCACGACCGGCTTTCCACTCTCTGTCGCCGGCACCTTCACCGGGATCTCCTTCACGACCTCCGGCGCCCGCACCTTGCTGGCCACGAGTTCCGCCATGAGGTAGATGAGAACCATTCCCGCGTGCACGATCCGGGATCCAAGGGTCGCCCCGGCGATGAAGTTGGCCGCCATTGAGGCACCCAACGTCACCACCAGCACCGTGGCCGCCAGCTTCTTGCCGCTGGCACCCTTGGCCCCGATTGCGATCGAGCAGATAACCGCGAGCGCGTCCACGGCGAACGGCGCGATCACTGCGGTGAACAGGTCCACCTCCCACTGACGGAACTGGATCAGCTGGGTGTGGTAGCTGGAGGCCATGGCGGCGATCATGATGAACAGCGCCAACGGCCGGATGAGCTTGAGCATTGCCCCTCCTAAGGGTCGGGGAGCCGCGATCTACGGCCACCCCCGCGGCGGCCGGATCTGCGGGGCTTGCCCTGGCGCTGCACGCTTTCGCGGCGCTGCCTGGGCTGTGCGGATCTCTCATCCGCTGGTCTTCCCTCGACTTCGAGCGTCGGATGTAGTTGTCAATGTGCGATTACCTTATACTTCCAGTCTATCACATGTGACGGGTCACACGCAAGTAAGGGGAGACGGAATGGCCAGACGTGGAAGCGACGCGGTAAGCGTCAGAGTCGATGCAGACCTGTGGACGAGATTCGGCGAGTCCACCAGTGACCGGTCAGCCACACTTCGGGCATGGATGCATTGGTATGTCGGAGACGAAGGATGGCCCCCACCCACCCGTTCAGCCGAGCCGATCACGGAAGGGGAAGCCTGACACTCGCGGAATGACCTACGACCCCGCCCTGCAGGTGACCGTCCGCCCCGGCATGTCCGGCGGTGTCCACGCCGTCAACATCGTCCTGTCGGTCCTCAGCTGCGGGGCGTGGCTCTACGTCTACGCCCTCTGGGCCCTCGCCTCACCCGCGAAGGTGGCACAGGTCTACGCCCCCGCAGGGACACCTCAGCACGTCATCGACGAGGCCCGCCGGCAGGCGGTCCAGCTGAGCCCGGCCGAAAAGAAAGCGATGGTCCAGCGGAACTGGACCATCGGCGTTCTCATGGCGGCACCGCCGCTGCTGTTCCTCGGGTGGACGATCTACGTCAACGCGACGAGCTAGTACCAGATCGACGGCCTGGTCGTGGGGGTCGGTGCCGGCCGGGTGACCGGGGTGCAGAACTGGTAGCCCAGCCCACCGCACCGCGGGGGTGTCGGCTTCGGCGTGACCGGCACACACGCGCCGGATGGGCATTTGGGGCGGGCGTCGGCGGGCAGGGCCATGACGGTGACGCCGACGACAGCTGCGGCCAGCCCGGTCAGGGCGGCGACGACGGTGACAATGGTGCGGCGCATGCGGTCTCTCCTTGGTTGAGGTTCAGTGTGGTGCCGATTGGGGAGACCCGGCCGCCGCGGCGCGCTGGCAGCGCGGCGCCGGTCTCAACCCCCAAACCCGCGACCGTCCGGCAGGGCGATGATCGCGGGGCTCGGGCACGGCCCCCACGGGAGTAGAGGCCGCGCCCGGCGCGTTCCCGCAGTGTCTAGCCGGGGACCGCCCGTCAAGCTTGACTAGTAAAGCTAGGAATGTCAATGTTGCTCTTGAAGTGAGGGGGTGAACGTGATGGGATCGGCGGGTCTAGCCGGGAGTAATACGTTGTCTAAGCCGTTCTATCGGCAGATCCAGGATGACCTACGTGCGCGCATCGCCACTGGCGAGTGGCCGCCGGGTACCCGCCTGCCCTCGACCCGCGAGCTCGTCGCGTTCTATCAGACCAAACTCCGCTCCAAGACCCTCGCCATCGAGACGGTCCGCCGTGCCGTAAGCCTGCTCATCGAGACTGGCGAGCTCCGAGGTCAGCAGGGGTTGGGTGTGTTCGTCCCCGACGGTCCCGAGGACGCTGACTAGCAAAGCTAGGAACCTACGTCCGTTCGGCTGACCTCTGTAAGTACCACTCGGTCAACTGCGCCTCACCCGCAACGTGGATGTAATCGCCGGTTAACCCGGCGTAGACATTAGGACCTGCGGAGCGCAAGGGAGCGCACCCGAGGTCCGGGGGTCTGATTGAAACCTCTTCACCTGCTGTTTGTGGCCGGCCCGGTCACGCTCGTTTACGTTGTCTATCTGATCAGCACGGTCGCAGCCGAAGGACCGCTGCCGCCGCATCCGATCAACATGCTGGTGCTCATGGCGCTCGCGACCGCGTGCGCCGTCCTCACTTCGATGTGGTCAGCTGGACGTCTCCGCGACGTCCAGCGGGCCAACGCCGAGCACTTCGATGCCCGGCTGGATTCCCTGGCCAATCAGATGGCCGAGGTGCTCGCCTTGGTCGAGCAGACGCAGGATGTCCGACGGTCCTTTCCGACGACCTACCGGGCGGTGGCGTCTGGTCCGGTGGCTCTGCCGGCGCCGGACACCGTGGCCGCGATCAGGCGGCTCGCGCACAAGGTGACCCGGTCCGATTGATCTGGTTGCACAACGGGTTGCAATGCACCCCCATGACATGCCCTGCAATGTAGTGCCTCAAGGCTTCTGAGCAGGGGATTGCATGGGGGTGCACCCACAGGGGAGGGACTCATAATCCCTCGGTCGCGGGTTCGAGCCCCGCCCGCCCCACCTGCAGTTCAGCTTGATCGACGGGTTGACCTGGTTGCACCATCCGGTTGCAGTCGATGCACCACGTCCATCTGCGCGGCTCGCTCCCGCATCACGTCGTCGGGGATGTGGGTGTAGATCGACGTCACCGAGATCTGGCTGTGACCCAGCCATTCCATGACCTCCCGCATGTCCATCCCCATGGCGAGCATCGCGGTCGCCGCCGAGTGGCGGGCGTCGTGCACCCGCGCATCCCGCACCCCCGCCGCCTTGAGCAGGTCCTTCCATTCGCCCCAGTCCCGGCGCGGGTCGATCGGCCCACCGTGTCCCGGTGGCCGCATGGATGTCCTTGTCGGTCATCCCCCGCGCCCGGGCCGAGGTGAGTGCCCGGTCGACGAAGCGGGAGAACCGGGCGCGGATCAGGTCGTCGGACATGCGCAGACCATAGGTGCGTTTTGCTGGCCGGTTATCGCGTGGACAGGAGTGCTCCGACCTGCGCCACCGTGGCCTGGTGGGGCTTAGACCCGACCGGCGCTTGACTGCAATGGTGTGCATGGCACTGACGGTACGAGGAAATAGCCCAGCATGAATCAGCCGAAAGGCTGATGTGTGCTACGCGTACCACTGCACTACGGTCAGTGGCATGCATCGCACTGCGGGAACTACGAGTGGCACGGACGCCACCGACGAGCGACTTGCGTACTCGGTGCCCGACGCGGCTGGGCTGATCGGCCTGAGCCCTCGCCGCACGTGGGACCTGGTGCGTCTTCGCAGGATCAAGTCATTCATGGAAGGCGGTCGACGGCTGATCAGCCGGCGGGCGCTGGAGGCCTACGTGGCTGAGAGAGAAGAGGAGGCCGCCTGATGGGCGACACCGGTGGAGCGGGCAGCGGCCCGGGCGGCGACGGAGGCACGGGCCCCGGCCGCATCAAGCGGTTGCTGAGGCGGACCGACAAGCAGATGGCCATGGCCGGCATGCGCGCCCAGCCCGACAACCCCTCCGGCGGCCCCGGCGACCCGATGGTCCCCGACGGCCCGAACCCGGGGTCGTAACCACCCACGTCCCCTCTGTTCGCCCTTGGGGCTGTGAACGAGGGAGACAGGGGGCCGGCCGTGTCTGAGATCCACCCGATAGCGACTCGCGAAGGAGTAGGGAATGCGCAAGACACTGGCCGACCGGCTCTGGCTGCGAGTCGCTGTCGCGGGCGAGTGCTGGGAGTTCACCGGCCACCGCGACCGGTGGGGCTACGGCGCGATCTCCGTCGGCCGCAGGAACGTCGGCGCGCATCGCGTGGCCTACGAGCTGGCCCACGGCGAGATCCCCACTGGACTCGTTGTCATGCACTCCTGCGACAACCCTCCGTGTGTCAACCCGGCGCACCTGAGCGTCGGGACGCAGGGAGACAACGTCCGCGACTGCAGAACGAAGGGCCGAGCGGCCACTAGCGGGCCTTACCGATGCTCGCGCGGGCATGGCCCAGAGTTCGCTCGCCCTCGCCTCAACGGCCGCCATTGGTGCGCGGCCTGCAGTCGGATCGTCGGTCGCGAATACCGCTTGGCCAACCCTGAGCGGGCGCGCGAACGGAAGCAGCAAGAGCGCCTACGCGCCCGCGAGCGAGCGGCCGCCTCGGCCTAGTGAGCGGCCGGCCCCCACCACCAAACATCGACGAAGGAGAAGACATGGCGAAGGTAGAGATCGGCAACAAGACGTTCGTCGTCGATGGCACGGACATCGCGGACGCGGTGCGCGGTTACACCCTGTCGTACGACGCGCGTACCCGCCGACACGAACTGGCGCTGACCCCCCTCGTCGAGCACTTCGCCTTCGATGGTGTCGCCGAGATCGGTATCCCGTCGCGGACCGCCAAGGCTCTCGTCGCCCTCGGCTGGACCCCGCCGCCCTCCCCCTAGTCGCAACGCCCCACCTAAGACCCCGCACCAAATGGAAGTGCCCCGCCGGGGGAACGGCGAGGCACCTAAGCGAGAGAGGTAGCTCTCATGGCACAGGATACGGCCCTATTCACCATCTCGGGTAGCACCTACGGCGTTGTCGTGGCCCGCGACCTGAACGGCAACCAGGTTGCCTCCGCCTTCAACGGCCGGGAGGGGTGGGCTGTGACCAACCGTCGCGGCCCCTACATGCACCAGATTTGTTGCGAGACCGAAGCCGAGGCGCTGAGCCTGCTCAACGTCGTCGCCGAGCTGGTGACGGCATGACAACCCGCCGCGACATCTGGACCATCGTCGGCAACGCCATCGGTGGAGGACTCCCCGCCCCCCGTGGGGTGGACGTGTTCGAGTCGTTCTTGAGCATCCACTGTGACGACCTGGCCGACGCCGAGGTGTGGCGCCTCTGGCTTGGCGACACCGAGCACCGCGAGACGTGGATCGAATCGAACCACGCCACCGCCCACGAGTGGCTCGGTGAGCGGTCCGGGTGGCGCTGGTACATCCGGGCGTCGGTGCCGGGTGTCGCCACTGCGCTCCTCACGCCCGACGCCGTGCCGGACTACGTCGATGGCCACCCCGTTGGCGGTCGGCGATGACCACCGCCCACTGGCTTCTCACCGGCTCAGCCGGGACCGCCGTCGCCTTCGTCGGCTGGTTCGGCCTATTCGTAGGGAGACACCGATGAACGCGTACTTCGCCGCCATGTTCCTGACCTTCGTGGGGCTGGTGATCGTGCTGGGCTTCACCGCTTACGCCCTCGAGGTGGACGCCAACCAGAAGCTCACCGACCTGAGTAGACACTTCGAACGCACCGAGCCGCTGTCGCCGGTGGATGAGTTGCCGGACCTGCCGCAGCGGCAGACCCGGATGGGGCACGACTGGCCGGCCCGGGCTGTGGCGATCACCGCCGCTGTTCTGGTGCTCGCCATCGCAGCCCCAGCCAACGCAGCTACACCGCACCGAGGCGAGGGCTGGATAAGCCTCGTCGGCCGCGTGTGCGGGTCGTCGTCGGGTTGGGAGCAGATCGCCCGCGCGAACGGCAGCAGCGCCCCTCGCTGGATCTTGCCGTTGAGGAACGTGAGCGTCCGGTGCCCGGGTAAGGCGTCGACGGGGGCGGCGAAGCCGAGCACTAAGCCGACGGCGAAGGGGTGGCAGATGCCCCTTACCCACTACCGGGTGTCGGACTGCTACGGCTACCCGAAGTGGCGCGGCGGCGCGAAGCACCGAGGCATCGACCTGGCCGCCCCCACCGGCACGCCGATCCACGCGATCGGGGCCGGCACGGTCGTTGGGGTCGGTTGGCTGTGGTCGGGGTACGGCCGGGAGGTCATCATCCGCCACTCGTCCGGGGTGTTCTCCCACTACGCCCACCAGTCCCGCACCGGCGTTCGGGTCGGGCAGACCGTCTCCAAGGGGCAGACGATCGGCTGGGTCGGGGCTAGCGGAGCGGTTACTGGCCCGCACCTTCACCTGGAGATCATGTCGTCGGCCAACTGGGGGCATCAGGTCAACCCGACCCCATGGCTGCGGGCTCGTGGCGTGAAGGTGGGTGGCTGCTGATGAGACTCCGACTTCCCGACGAACTGGGCAGCGCCGAGTTTGAGACCAACCGCCGCACGTCCTACGCCGGCAGGGTCACGGTGACCGTCGAGGGCGTTGGCGAGGTGAGCTTCCCGGAGAATGTGCTGACCGACGTCCCGCCCCCGCTCCCCGAGGAGCCGCCCGCGGGCACGACTGTGCTCATCCGGGGCGACGGGGAGATGCGCGGCGATTGCGTCTGGCATCGCCACGCTGGCGGCTGGTACGGCACGACGTGGCCGAACCAGATCAGCTGGCGGGCGCTGTGCGACATGGACCCCGCACCCGTCCCGATGGTGCCCGCCCTTGAGCCGGTGAACCTGCCGTGGTGGGGGCCGAACACGAACGGCATCCAAGAGATGGTCGGCGTCGAAGGCGCTGTCGCCGACGAGATCGCGGTGAAGGTCGACGGCGAGCCTGCCTACGTCTCGCGGCCCGTCGCCCGCACCATGGCTCGAGCTCTGCTGACCGCAGCAGGTGACCTTCCGTGACCGGCCACAACTTCGACTGGGTGGCCGGCATCCCCCTCGCCCTTTGCGGGCTCGGCTGGGCCCTGATCTTCGGTGCCGCCCTGTACGCGCTCCTCCGCCGCGACGTGAAGGAGCACGACGAGACAGTCCGGCTCGAGGCGGCGAAGGAACTCGGCGGACGGTTGGACCGGACATCAAGCGGGACCGCGATCTTCTGGGCGGTGGACGACGAGCGGGAAGCGGACGACGACCTAGAGCGCGAGCGGGCGCAGTTCTCCGACCAGCAGTGGTGGGCCTCCGATGAGGAGCACCGCGTCGTCCCCGAGTGGATCGACCCACCCGTCACGAGGCCGTACGCAACCGGTGGCGTTGTTGACCCCGGTCGTCCTTGGCTCACCGGAAGGTGGGACCTGCCGTGATCACCGAGGACTCCGGCCAAAGGCCGGAGGCGGAGGGCGTCGCTTGCGGGACGGCGCCCTCCGTCCATCGGTCCATCATTGGTCCCGAATGCCCCGGCCCGCCGCTGTGCCGCTGCTCGGTCTGCTGCCGGGCCCAATGCGTCACCTGCTCTGGGACCGGCGAGGTCCTCCGCACCCTTCACGTCGGCACGGGCCTGGTCGAGAAGTGGACCCGCTGCCTGTGTGAATGGCCCAGCGCTGGTCTGTCCGATCTGGACCGCCAGATGCTCGACTTCGAGCAGCAGTGGTGGGCCAAGCCAGGGGCCAAGCAGCAGGCCATCATCACCACCTTCGGCCTCGGGCTGACCACCTACTACCAGGCGCTCAACGCCGCGCTGAAGCTCCCGGACGCGCTCGCCGAGTACCCGACCCTGGTCAACCGCCTCCGCCGGATCCAGCTCTCCACCCGCCGCCGGCGGTTCGCGTGGTAGCCCGCACCGGCCCGGCATCCGCCGTGGTCGAGGCCGTGCTCGAGCGGGCTCAGTACAGCTGCGAGGCCTGCGGCGTACTGGTGGGCGACCGCCGCGGCGTCGACTGGTCCGTGCAGCACCGGCGGCCGCGGGGCATGGGCGGGACTAAGCGCCGAGGAACCAACCTTCCCTCGAACCTGATGATCCTTTGCGGCTCGGCGACCACGGGATGCCATGGCTTCGCCGAGTCGAACCGCGAGTCCGCGCTCGCCGCCGGCTGGCTCGTGTCGCAGGGCAAGGACCCCGCCACCGCGCCAGTCCTGGTCTGCAAGCGGTGGGTGCTACTCACCAATGAAGCGACGTATCTGGAGGTATCGCATGCAGCCCACTGACGCAGCTCGCTGTGCGTGCGGTCATCTCGTGACCAGTCACCATCTGACGCCGGGCAAGAAGCGGACCTACTGCCGCGTCACGACCATGATCGACGGCACCTGCCAGTGCCGACTCTTCGAGGAGGCTCCTCGTGTGCGCCGCTAGTTGGCACGGCAGCATCCGCGCCTACGAGCGCGGCGGCTGCCGGTGCCCGGAAATGGTCGAACGCATGCGGGCGAAGTGGGCTCGCCGGCGCCAGCGCGGTGTGCAGCTGCGTGCGCCGAAGAGCCGCGTGGTCGAGGTCGACGAGATCGCGATAGAGCGCGCGATGCACGGCGACCCGGTCCGGCTGACGTGCCGCGAGCGTGGCCTGGTCGTCCAGACGCTCACTGAGCGGCGGTTGTCGGCCCGGGCGATCGCGGCCCGGCTCGGCGTCTCGGAGCGGACAGTCGAGCGATACCGCGCTGGTCAGGTGAGGGCTGCCCTGTGAGGCCGCACACCTTCACCCCGGACGTCACTCTGCCGACCAACTGGAGGGGTGAGCGGACGTGCGCCGTGTGCCTGATGCCCGAACGCCACGGCTCCCACCGGGAACCGATAGAGGACGACTCGGACCGGATTCTGGGCGAGTCAGAGTCCGTCAGTGGAGTGATCACTGCTTTGCAACGTACGTCTTCACCACCGACCGCTTCGGCACGTTCATCGGGACGTCGACGACCAGGGACGAAGCGGAAGCCCTAGGCCTGCAACACCTTCGAGAGGACTGCTCGTGACGCTCGCAACCCGCGAGGACCAGGCCACCGCCCGCGCCCGGGCCGGCCGGATCCGCCAGGGCATCCACAACTACCTGACGACGCTCGCCGAGATCTCCAAGGCCTACGCCGACCGCGACTGGGTAGCACTCGGCTACCCGGACTGGCAGGCCTATGTGGACGAGGAGTTCGGCGCCGACCGCCTCCGCCTGCCCGCCGAGCACCGCCAGAAGGCCGTCGTAGAGCTGCGGCTCGCCGGCATGAGCCAGCGAGCGATCGGCGCCGCGCTCGGCGTTGACCACAAGACCGTCGCCGGCGACCTCCGCTCAGGTGGGGAATTTTCCCCACCTGCCGACGTCCAGGGCGCCGACGGCAAGACCTACGCCGCGACGCGACCGGCTCCCGAGCCGGAGCTTGAGGACCAACCGCTCCCGCTCGGTGACCTGACGGCCGCCATCACTGCGGCGATCGAGGGCACCGTGGAGCGCGTCACGACCACCACGGAACCGCGGTGGTCGGAGGACGAGCAACGTCTGCGCGAGTCCGTGCTCGCCAGCGAGACGGTGGTGGCCAGCCTGCGTGGGACGCAACACGCCAACCTGCTCCGCTGGGCCGAGGACAACGGGCTGTTCGTCCGCATCGACCGCCGCACCGAGTGGGGGAACCCATTCGAGCTGCCGGCCGACGGTGACCGGGACACGGTGATCGCGAGCTACGCGGTCCACTACCTGCCGTTCAAGCCCTCACTGCTGGGCAAGCTCGAGACCCTGCGCGGCAAGGTGCTCGCCTGCTGGTGCGCACCGGAGGCCTGCCACGGCGACATCCTCGTCGAGCTTCTGGAGCAACCGTGATAGTCCTCGACGACTTCGTGATGCTCGGCAAGACCGTCCCCGAGCCCAACGCCGACGGCAGGGTGTTCGTGTGCTCTGCCGGCTACAGCGACACCTTGCGCTCGCTGGTGCGGGTCTACCCGCTCGGCCGCTACGACTCCCCGCCTCGATGGTCGGTGTCCACCGCCCGCCTTGAGCGGAACCCAAAGGATGCCCGGGCAGAGTCGTTCAAGCTCGCCGGCGACCGCTCCGCCGATCAGCACTGGCGCATCAACTCCTCCGCGTTCACGGTCACCGGGAAGGTCAGTGACGGCGCTCGCGCTCGCCTGATGCAGCGGTACGCCGCGGACTCCATCGCGGACGCGAACGCCGACCGGGCGAGCCTGGCCGTCATCCATCCCTCCGCCGTGGAGCTGGAGTTCGAGCACAACCCGGCATCCCCGGACTCGCCCGAGCTTTCACTGTTCGACCTACCCGGCACGCCGCCCACCGGCGCTCGCCGGTTCCCCTACATCCCGCGTCTCCGCTTCCAGGACGACAAGGGCGAACACCGCCTCCAGCTGCGCGACTGGGGCGTCTATGAGCTGATGCGCAAGCACAACAACCTCACGTCCATGACGGAGACGGAGCGCCGCCGCTACGTCGGCCAGGCGCTCCACCTCGACTCGTCCTGCTCGCTGCTCGTGGGCAACATGAACAACCAGCGCACCGCGTGGCTGGTCATCTCGGTGATGCGGGGCCTGAGGGCTGCACCATCACTGTTCGATGAGGTGACCGCTGCGTGAGCTTCTCGATAGATGACGGGTGGGACAACTGCAGTCCGGTGGCTCGGGCCGGCAACGCCGCCTTCGGGGTCTACTGCCGATGCGGAGCGTGGGTAGCGCGGAACCTCACCGACGGGTTCGTCCCGACTGAGGTCGCTGTTGCATACGGCTCCCCGGAGTTGGCTCGGAAGCTGGTGGATGTCGGTCTCTGGGAGGCCGTTGACGGCGGTTGGATCCTGCTCGACTACCTGAAGCTCAACCAGGCCGCCGCCCAGGTCAAAGCCCGCCGCGCGGCCGATGCGAAACGGAAGGCCGAGTGGCGCGAGAAACAGTCCCGAGTGGACGAGACGCGTGATTCCAGGGGGAGTCACGGCGTGACACCGATGGGACTCCGCGCTTCCTTTACCGCCCCTAAAGGGGCTCGGGCCGCGGTGCCCGACTGCCCGCTCCACCAGGGTTCGCCGGCAAACAACTGCGGCCCATGCCGGTCCGAATCGCTCGGATCGAGGACCGCGTGACCCTCACCCTGCCGCGTCTGCGGCCCAGAACGGAGGCGCATCGATGAATGTTTTAAGCCTGTTCTCCGGCATCGGAGGCCTCGAATTGGGCTTGGAACGCGCCGGCATGACCGTCGTCGGCCAGGTCGAGATCGATCCCTTCTGCCAGCAGGTGCTGGCCAAACACTGGCCGGAGGTACCGAGGCATGACGACGTCCGCACCGCGGCCAACTGGTGGCTGGGAGAGCCCCGCCCTCCCGTTGATGTCATCTGCGGAGGATTCCCGTGTCAGCCGGTCAGCCAGACGGGTCGCCGCCTGGCGCAAGCCGACCACCGCTGGCTCTGGCCGGCAATGGCCGACGTCATCGCCGCCCTCCGACCCGTCTGGGTTATCGCGGAGAACGTGCCCGGTCTGCTCCAACTGGGCCTCGCCGATGTTCTCGGCGACCTCGCTCGGCTTGGATACCGAGCCCGCCCCGGATTCATCTCAGCTTGTTCGATGGGCGCCCCACACCCACGCGAGCGGGTGTTCATCGTGGCCCACTCCGGTGGCGAAGGACGGTGCCCGTGGGGGGATCAACGACCCAGCGAAGGCGGCAGCCCGAGTGGACCGCCGCGGCACGCCATCGCTTCCGGAGGCGCTTGGTGGGCCAACGAACCCCGAGTGGGTCGAGTGGCTTATGGGGTTCCCAGCAGGCTGGACCGAGTTAGGGCCCTCGGAAACGCCGTAGTCCCCCAGGTCGCCCAACACATCGGCGAGCAGTTGATCGCCGCCCTGTCCAGAACGGAGAGCTGAACTGTGGAAGAACAAGAGCGCACCGAGGGCAGTCAGTTCGGGCGTCTTACGCCAGCCGAACGCACCATTCGTTCCCGCATTGCCGCGTCCGACCGCTGGGCCCGCACCGACGATCGCGCCGCCGCCACGGCATCAGCTCGCGGTGGGTTGCACGCTCGCTTTGAGCGCGAGGTCGACCCAGAAGGCGTCCTTGGTCCCGACGAGTTGGCCCGACGGGTCGCGAGCGCGAAGACGGCGTACTACTCCCGGCTCGCCCTCAAGTCCGCCCAGGCCCGTCGCGCTCGAGGGCGTGCGGCCCAACTCGAGGCCGAGGTCGAACACGCGCTATCCGACCCGAACGAGAAACTGCCGCCGCCCCAGACGTGGTCCCTTCCCCCTGAGCCGGGACCAGAGGTGACGCGGGTGTCGGGCGTCCATCCCCGCCTCGGAGACGGTGTCGCGACGCGTCAAGGCGGGTCGTCGGATTACCACTGGGGGCTCGAAATCGCCGGCCACACGCTCGCGCCGATGTCGTGGGGGCAACTGCTCGTGTACTTCGGCACAGCCCTGTCCGACGCCACCCAGGAGACCACCCATGGCTGAGGACAAGATCACCGAGCCGCCCATCAGCGTTCTGTCCGTTGTCGACGAAGACGGTGACGAGTGGGTCCGCTGCCCCGACGGCTGGTGCTGCCGTGGCATGTGCGAGCACGACGGCCAGCAGGTGCAGCACGACTGCTCGGAACACGACCACCTTGAGTGGCCCCGGGTTGCGATCTTCAGCCCGACCTGGGCCGACCCCAAGGAGGCGTCGTGACCACCGAGAAGCTACGAGACGCGGTCGCGGCGTTGGTCTTCGATGCCATCCCCGGCGACCCGGGTCCGGACGGGTGGCCCATCGCGCAACGGAAGGCCGACGCCATCCTGGCCCTACCCGAGATGGTGGCAGCGATGGCAGTCGTTGAAGCAGCGAGGGCTTGGCGCCACGGCTACGTCACCGCCGACGGCTACCACTTCAGGGCTCAGACCATGGTCACGGTGGTCGACAAGTTCGAGGCGGCGATGGAGTCGTGACCTACGTACCTGACCCCGGCGCGGCGAAGTGCTTCATGTGCGGCTCGCCCACCGACCTCGAGGAGATCGTGGCCAGCCATTTCGAGGGCTGGGCCGGCATGACGTTCATGCCCTCCGACGCCGACAACGCCGCGTGCGCGATCACCGCCGCGTTCCTGACCGCTCTCGCTGCCGCTGGTCGCCTGTTACCGACAGGCGGTTCGGAGCGCATCGAGTGGACCGAGGCGTGCGGAGGTTCGCACCAGAACTGCTACCCGTACGGCCCGTACGACTCGCCGGACGGTCACGACGTACCGCCGACCCACACTCGCTCGGTGAGGTTTTGGCCGGACGGAACCGAGCTCGTGGGCCCGTGGGTTGCGGTGGACGAAGGGAGCGGGACGGCGTGACGCCAGAAGACATCGCCGACGGGAAGTGCCCAGCACGAGGTGACGCCGTCCACTGCGCGCACTGGTGGGACGACGACGGGCCATGCTGCGGCTGCGGCGACGACACCCCTAGCGCCTCGGCGCGAATTGGAGCATCCGATGACCGCTGACCTGACCAAGGCCATCACCGAGGCCCTCGACCAGGCCGAGCCCCGCAAGTACCGCCCCTCACCCGGTAGAGCCCGCTGCCCACGCTGTGGAGGGAACTACGCCCTCACCGTTGGAGGGAACTTCCCCCTGCACAACCGGGCGTTCAACCGGTGCCCGGGATCGCGTACGCCAGCGGAAGGGAGCGACAAGACGTGACCGACCAGGCCGTCACCATGGCCAGCATCGACACCCCACCCTTGACCGTCACCGTCCAGGCGCCGGGCATCACCCTGGACGAGGCATCCGCTGCCGCTCTGGCGCTCTACCGGTCCGTCTACGACCCGAGCATGGCCAAGGCGCCTGGTGCGGTCGGGTTCGTTGCTGAGAGGAGTGGGGAGTGAGCGACCTGGCCACCATCGCCGACGCGGCGGACGCCCTCACCAACCCACTGCAGATCCGGGAACGCTACGAGGTGTGGGAGAACCGCAACCGCAAGGTGAAGTACTGGACCCACACGATGCCCTCACTGCTCGACCAGCTCGCCGGCGCCGTCATGCCCGGCGAGGTCTACGTCGAAGACCAAGGCGGGCACGTCGTCCGCACACCGCGGTCCATCCCACCCGCCCGCCTCGAAGCCATCAACGCGCTCATTCAGATCGAGGCCGGCGCAGCCCTCTGGGCGTCCCGTAGCGGCCTCAAGCTCCGCGAGAGCGCCCCAGCCAACATCCGCGCCCTCGTAGGCGCACAGGTCGACTCAGACGCCGCAAAGAGCATCCTCGTCGACCTCCGACGCTGGTACGGCTGGGCCGCCACCCTCACCGGCTGGGAGAGGCCGGCCTGGCGGCCGCACGCCACCTGCCCGGCCTGCGACGTGAAGGCGCTCCGTATCCACCTCGCGCGCCAGACCGCCACGTGTGTCCACTGCGGAGAGGTGTGGACGTCGGACACCATCGGCATCCTCGGCGCGCACATCGAGGCCACCTCCACCCGCGTCGACCACGACACATCGCACCTCCGCACCGCCGCGGTCAACGCCCGACGGGCCGAGACGTCTGCGAGGATCGGCGCCGAGACGCGCCCCGACCTGCCCTACGTCAACGAAGGAGCGAAATGACCACCGTGAGTCCCGGTTGGGCCAAAGCCCACATAGAGATCACTTCCCGCGACGGAGTGACGTACAAGGTCAACCTCATCGACCACGGCCACCACCCGCTTGAAGGCAACCTTAAGATCGACTGCCCGCCCCGCGAACTGACCCCCGAAGAGACGAACTACTCGACCTTCCGTCAGTTCGCGCCCGGACCGCACACCTTCGTCGACCTCCACCTGACCGGCCTGCTTGACGGCGAGGTGACGCGCGAAGCGGCGGTGCTTGATCAGCCGAACGGTTGAGGCGTACGATCCCGAGCAGGTGGAGCGAGTCTGTCCCTTGAGAGGGTGGGCTCGCTCTTTTGCGTGTCCAGGAGGGAGCCACCGTGGACATTCACATCGACGTGGCCCACTTCCACATCACCGGACCATCAACCGAAGACATCGAGGCGGCTGTACGGGCCGTCCTCACACCACTGTTGGAGGAACACACCATGTCCGAAGCTGAGCTGATCGGCGCCCTCGACGCCAAGGTGACCGACCTCATCGCCGACGTCCGTGCAGCCCTCGCAGCTCTCGCCGCCGACCGTGACAACCTCGGCCCCGACGGCCAGGCCGCCCTCGACACCCTCACCGCCAAGGTCGACGCGTTCGACGCCGAGGTCGGCGACGGCGACGGCTCCGACACCCCGCCCGCCCCGGTCGAGTAACACCCCATGGTCGCGCGCACGGCCGGCCGTAAAGGCCGGCCGTTCCGCAGAGACCAAGCAGCCCTCCGCAAACAACCCGACATCTGCGCATGGTGCGGGCATGAGGGCGGGGCCAACGAAACAGACCACCGCACCAACCGGGTAGACGGCGGGCACAACGGGCTCACCAACTACCAGCGCATGCACGGCTCCTCATCCCCATGCCCCACATGTGGCCTGTGCTGCAACCAGGTCAAGTACCACGCAGAGCGCAGGGCGATGAGGGCACAGGCCCCACCCCAGTACTCGCGTTGGTAACTGTGTGTAGTGAGTGTGCTAGTCCACCACACACACCAATCACACACTCATCCACTTACCTCACGATGTGATCTACATATGTGCAGGTAGGAGGGGGTGGGGTCGGGGCATCGGGCAAGGTGGGGGACCACAGAGCAATCCATCTCCCGCCGCTCTCTCTAATAGTCACGCAACGTGACAACCATCCACAATAGACACCCGCGAGGTAGCTCCTCGCGGTTAGAAAGGCCCACGTCTCCCGGCGTGGGCCTTTCGCATGCCCGGGAGAAATTCATGCCACGAGTACGTGATGTCCCCTGCGCTGGCGACTGTGGGGCTCTGATCTGGCGCGGCAAGGGGTGCCGGCCACCCGGGGAATCGATGTGTCACCCATGCCGACGGTCTAAGTGGCGCTGCCGATCCTGCGACGAGTCAGTACCACCGGGCCGCCGCTCGTGCTCCGACGTTTGCACGGCCGAGTTGCTTCGGCAGTCCAAGCCATGGGAGTACCGCCGGCCGCCCAAGCCCAAGCCGCTCCCCACGTGCGAGGTCTGCAGTCGCGAGTATCGCCGCTCCTATCCAGCGCAGCGAACCTGCGGTCGGGTGTGTGGGGTGCAGATCAACCGCAGGTTCGTGAACCGTCGCGAACAGTCGGCGCCGAAGCCTCCACGTCCCTGCTCGGAGTGCACCAACCTCGTGGCGCCTCCGAAGTTGACCTGCTCCGACGGGTGCCGCGCAGCCCGGAAACGCTCGTACGAGATGGCGTACCGCGTCGCCCGCGCCTGCGATCGGATGTGTGGATGCGGCTCGCCCACCCCTTCTCGCAAGCGGACGAAGTGCGACCCGTGCCGGGACTCGTCGAAGCGCCGCCGGAAGCTCTACGAGCGCAAACGCAAGTCCGGCACGTTCGAGAGTGAGCCCTACACCTTGACGGAGATCGCCTTTCGGGACGGTTTTCGCTGCGGGCTGTGCCGCAAGACCGTCGATATGAAGCTGACGGTCCCCGCGTCGGGCGCCCCGACCATTGACCACCTGATCCCGATCTCGGAGGTGGGTGGGCATGACATCAAAGCGAACGTCCAGCTCGCGCACTTCATCTGCAACTCCCGCCGCGGCGCTCGAGGAACAGTCCAACTCCTCCTCGTCGGCTGACTCCATCTCTGTCGTCGTCCCGAAGGGCGACCACAGGGCGTCGCTGCTGGCGATCCGCGACCGGCTGGCGGCCGAGACCGACGACCTGACCTGGTCGAAGCACAAGAACGAGTGCCACTGCGTGTGCGGTATCGGCGACCCGCGGTCCCTTGTGGCTCTCACGAAGCGCCTCGAGGAGACGCTCACCGCCATTTCGGCCCTTCCTCAGCCTGAGCGGAAGGAGTCGGCCGTTGACCGTGCTCGCGCAGCCGCCACAAAGCGTCAGGACGAGCTGGCGGAGCGACGCTCTCATCGGGCGGCAGGAGGCTCGGCTTCGTAGCGTGCCGGCGTATGGCTCGTCGTTCGGCGATGAGGCCATCGACCTGGCCGCCGCGGCGGGTTTGATCCTTGACCCGTGGCAGCAGATGGTCGTGCGGGACATTTTCGGGGTCCGGGATGACGGTTTGTGGGCGTCGTTCGAGACGTGCACCATCACGCAGCGCCAGAACGGTAAGGGCGGCATCATCGAGGCCGTCGAGCTGGCCGGCCTGTTCCTGCTGGGCGAGCGACTGATCCTCCACTCGGCGCACGAGTACAAAACGGCGCAGGAGGCGTTCTTCCGCATCCGGGACCTGATTCAGGGCTGCGACGACCTGTCCCGGCTCCTTAAGGTCGGGCTGCGCGGCGGCGGAATCCGGGAAGCCAACGGCGAACAACAGATCACGCTCGAATCCGGAGCCCGCCTGAGGTTCGTCGCCCGGTCCAAGGGCTCCGCTCGAGGGTTCAGTGGGCAACGGATCATCCTGGATGAGGCTTACGCACTCACGAGGACGCACCTCGCGGCGATGCTCCCGACCCTGTCGGCGCAGCCCAACCCGCAGGTGAACATGTTCTCTACGGTGCCGGACGCCGAAACGGCCGCCGACGACGAGACGGTGCTCTCGGACGTCCACCAACGCGCCCTCGAGGCGGTCGAGTCCGGCAATCCCGGCCGGATGGCCTATCACGACTGGTCCGCGCCGCTCGGAGCGGACGTCAACGACGTCGACCTCTGGTACGACTGCAACCCGGCCCTCGGTATTCGCATCTCCGAGGAGTACGTGACCAGCGAGTTGGCGGCCCTCGGCCGGGAGAAGTTCGGAACGGAACGGCTGGGCATCTGGCCACCCAAGGGCAACGAAAGTTACCTGGTCATCCCGAGGGACGACTGGCGGGACGCTGCGGTCCCGGAGGGTGTCCGACCCGACCCGATCGCGGTTTCCGTCGTCCTGTCGTCAGACCGCCAGTTCGCCACCATCTGCATCGCTGGTCGCCGGCCGGACGGCAACATCCAGGTCGAGATCGCAGACCGCCGACAGCACACCGGCTGGGTAATTGCCCGCCTCAAGGACCTGATCGCGAAGTACTCGCCCGTCGCGGTCGTGATCGACCAGACCGGGCCGGCTTCGTCGCTCGCCCTCGAGGCCGTCGAGGCGGGGATTGACCTGACGCCCATCTCCACCCGGGACGTCGCCGCCGCGGCGGGCGCGTTCTACGACGGCATCGCCGGCCGGCCGTCTCTCGACCCGGACACCAACGAAATGGGCCGCGACCCGCGCGTGGTGAAGCACACCGGCCAAGCCGACCTCACCGCCGCTGTTGCGGGGGCGGTGAAGCGGAAGCTGGCGAACTCGTGGGCGTGGGACCAGTACGTGGCAACCGTAGACATCACCCCGGCTATCGGGTGTTCCAACGCCCTGTGGGGCTTCATGACCAACCAGCCGGTATCCGTTGAAGCACTTGTGGCATGGCGTTGAGGGGGTTCGTGTGACCTCCGAACTGGTCCCGTGGCGTGGTCGCAACGTGCCTGTCATTCAGGCGGCTGAGGAGATTTCCCGGTATTCGTTGACGGACCTGTTTGCCCGGATGACGCAGAACTGGGGCAACCTGCAGTCCGTCACCGGGGTGACGTACACGCAGGGCAAGAAAGCTGCGGAGCCGATCGCTAACAGTTTCGAGGGCTACGTTCAGGGGTTGTTCTACCGCGACGGGCCTGTGGCTGCGGTGGAGTGGAAGCGGGTTGAGGTCTTCTCCCAGGCCGCGATGCTGTTCCAGAAGCGTGAGGACGGGCAGTTCAACAAGCTGTACGACGACCCGTCCCTCGATTTGTTGAGGACTCCGTGGCTGGGTGGGTCGACGGCGTCGCTGATGGCCCGGGCCCTGCTGTTCGCCGACCTCGGTGGGAACGCGTACATCGTCCGCGTCGACGACGAGCTGGTGGTTCTGCGCCCGGACTGGGTGGAGATCATCCTCGAGGCCCGGATGATGGGTTCGTCGCAGGTGGGGTGGCGGAAGGTTGGCTACGCCTACCACGAGGGCGGGCTGGGTAACGGCGACCCGGCCTATCTGACCGTGGATGAGGTGGCGCACTTCGCCCCCGACCCAGATCCTCTGGCGTCGTACCGGGGCATGTCGTGGCTGACGCCCATTGTCCGTGAGGTTATGGCTGACAAGTTGGCCATGGACCACAAGCAGGCGTTCTTCGAGAACTCGGCATCCCCCAACTTGGCTGTCTCGCTGCCGAAGGAACTCACGGCGCAGCAGTTCAAAGACTTCGTCGACCTCATGGACTCGAAGCATTCTGGGGTTCAGAACGCCGGGAAGACCCTGTACACGGGTGGCGGCGCCGATGTGACGGTTATCGGCGCGAACATGCAGCAGATGGACTTCGCCGCCGTCCAGGGCAAGGGTGAGACCCGGATCGCGAACGCCGGCCGCGTTCCCGCCGTGGTGGTGGGGTTCTCGGAGGGCATGCAGGGTTCGTCCCTGAACGCTGGGAACTACCAGGCCGCCAAGCGGTCTTTCGCGGACACGACCTGCCAGTACCTGTGGGCGGCGTGGTGCCCGGCGTTGTCCGTCCTGTTCCCGCCCCCGAACGTGGGGGATCGGCTTTGGTACAACCCGCGGGCCATTTCGTACCTCAACGAGGACGCGAAAGACGTTGCGGAGATCCAGCAGACGCAGGCGTCGACCATGAGTTCCCTGATCACGTCCGGGTATAAGCCGGACTCGGCGGTTGCGTTCGTGGTGTCGGACGACCCGACGAAGCTGGTCCACTCCGGCCTCACGTCGGTGCAGCTCCTTCCTCCGGGTGCGCGGGACACCGACGGCGACGGGAGTGTTGACGAAACCGCCGCCGACGATGAGGCGGAGTCGGACTACCAGGCGCAGTTGCAGGCGGCCCGGTCGTGGCTGGATTTGGCGGATTCGATCGCCCGCGCCCGGTACAACATCCGCAACCCTGAGGGGTCGGTGGGTGGGGGCCGGTTCCGGAAACTGTCCGCTGTGATCATCCAGGCCCTTGAGGGTTGGATGAACGGCGAGGGTGAGAACGACCCGTTGGAGTCGTTCGAACAGCCCCAGTTGCGTGAGGCGGCGAAGCAGCTCGGTTTGGTGAAGGACCGGGAACGGGTGTCGAAGCCGGAGCTGAAGAAGCGCCTACTGGCGAAGGCGACTGCGGACGTTCACGCCCAGAAGCATGGCGACGCCCCGGACAAGCCGAAGGAGACCAAGCCTTCCACGACTGTCACCGCAAGCCCCGGCGACTGGAGACTCGCCCCGACCCATAGCGACGGGGAAGGGGCCGACGACCGGTCTACGGCGGTCGCGGAGTTGCTGAACGCAGGCAAGATCGATGCGGCGGAAGCATCTGACATCCTGACCGGCAAGAAGCCGCTGCCAGCGAAGCCCAAGGCTGCTGCGAAGGTAGCGGGAGTAAGAGCACCAAAAGCGAAGCGACCGCCGGCTGATGTCGTTGCGGACCTCAAGGCATCGAAGACCCGCGACGAGGCCCACGCCCACCTCGATGGGATGACGGTTGCCGACCTCAAGCAGGTCGCCAAGGAGTTGGACTACCCGACCGCCGGCACAACCAAGGACCAATTGAAGACGCGACTTGTGGAGCACACGGTCGGCTTCCGGCTGAACTCGGCCGCGATCCGCGACGGGGCGCGGCCGGGCTCGTGGAGCAGTGACATCGGCCATGCCCCTTCCTCTCCCGCCGTAGCCAAGGCGAAAGCAGCACGGACCCCGGCAGGGCCGAACGTCAAAACCAAGGCCGGCCGTAACGCCTACCTCGCTGACCTAATCGACGAAGAGTTGGCCAAGGACAACCCGGCACTAGATGACACCATCGGCGGGATCGCTGCGTCACCCCGCGAGATCCTCACCGGAATGCGCGACCGCCTCCGGGCTGGGGATGCGACGACCGACTTCGACCACGCCTACGATTTCGTTCACGCCCACATGTCTATCCGTTACGGCCAGGGCGGCGGGAACAAGGAAGCCGACGCGATCGGCAAGCCCATCACCGACGCGTTCAACAGGATCGCCGAGAAGTACCGCGAACTGGTGCCCGCGAAGCCGATGCGGCCACGCCGGCCAGAACCGACTGGCCATGTGCCCAAGCCGCAGGCCATTCCGGAGCGGGCGAAGGTCGAACTGAGCCCGGCCGCGCGGAGTGTCCTCGACTCCCTGTCCGGCCAGCGGCGCCCGCCGAGCCGCGAGCAGGCGGCGGAGATGGTGAAGGGCCTGACGACCCCGGACCTGCGGGCCATCGGGAAGGACCTGAGCATCCCCGGCGCGGGCAGCATGTCTCTGGTGAAGCTCCGCAAGGAGATCGTCGAAGCAACGGTCGGGCGCCGGCTGGACTCGATCAGCATCCGAGGGTTCGACGAGTTTGAGGCCCCGATGACGCCGAATGCGGTTGTCCTCAGCGCCGGCGGTTTTGACGCACCCAAGGCTCAGCAACTAGACCTTGCCCGCATCCACGCCGGAGCCGCATCCGATGTGGAAGAGAACGCAGCGAAGGGTGCTTCGGTGAAGGCTTTGAACCACCGCCTGCAGGCCCGGCTGAAAGCGTTGAAGATCGAACGGGTCGGGGACCGTGACGTTGAGGTGGAGAACCTCATCCGGGACTCCTACACCCGCCTCCGCGCTCGGCCGCGCCCCGATGGCCCATACCGGGGGATGCTCGCACCGGGCGGGGAGTACGTCAGCCTCGCCGACCTGCGCGACGACATCGGCGGCAAGGCCACGCGGGCGGAACTCGACGCGGCCCTAGCCCGCCTGTATCAGGGCCATTCGGACGGCGCCTACCTGGCACCCGAGGAAGCGCAGAAGTTCCTCACGCCTCGCGACCGCGCGGCGCAGATGAGGTTCGGCGGCGGAGCGGTGGACTCGGTCAGCTTCGATACGCCTTCACCCGGCCAGCGCGACGCTCCGCCGACGTACGTGTGGCACCGCCCCGGTGGTGACGTGAAACTCACGCAGTCGGCGCCGGGTGAGTCGCTTGGCGGTTCGCGCACATCGCCGACCGCCAAGCGCCTCCGTGACCAAGCGGATGAGCTTGAGCGAATCGCGGACACGTACGAGCCCGGTTCTCCGC